CGGACTATAGATATCTGTCTTGGCCAGCTGATAGAGGGCTCCGTCTTTAGTTCATAGATGGTAGCCAAGGGGATGCGCCTTAGAACGCAAATCCGAGTATACCTCCGTCATGAAACTCTCATCCACTTTATCCCAAAAGGAAAAGTGACCCATGAGCGTATCTTCAGCTCTTTTAGCTTTCTCTAACGCTTGAAGTACCTGTATGAAATATACAGCCTCCATAACGTTGACTTGTTGTAGATCATTGTTCACTAATGGACAGTCTATAGCATCTGATATATACCGGAGATCTACGCCCATTACTGGGTATAGAAGAACGGTCTTCAGACGAGAAAGATACTTAACTTTGGAGCGATCCTCCTTATTTAAATAAGGGATCTTGCTCATCAGAGAGATATCGGGTTGGATGCCTCTTTTCTTCATTTCTAGCAGTAAAACTGGGAAATCTCTTCAATTATTTGAAGCATTCCTTATTACTGTTGGAGGTATCCTACTTGCATCAACATTGTTTATGGAGACCCTGGAACAGAACTCTGTAAAGAAGTCTGATCCGACGGGGAGTTTGGATTTTGAATTTTGGATCCCTACTCCGATGATTTTGTAAGTCCTTTGAACTTCTTTTGCTAGAAGTTCATCGAAAACGACAAGATCGTCTCCTACAATACAGTAAGAGTCTAAAACGCTCTTACCGTGACGATACTCCGTAGGGAGTAATGTCCAAGTGTATTGAATAAACATGTGATGGGATAGTGAGGCTACAGCGAAAGAAGATTTCGATCCCATTGGCTGCCCTACACTGTAGCGAACACCCTTCTTTAGTCCAGGGATTCAATAATCCCTAGAGGTAAGAAGAGTGGCTCAATGCTGACCGCAGTTTCCCCCTAATAATCTTTCTACAACAGGTTGTTGTAGAAGGATAGGGAATCTGTTTGTCCATTCGGACAGATCCAAGGACCAAGATGGTCCTAGATGGTTCTGCACCCGGGCCGCGCCGAGTGAGTGATCACGTAAGTAATCACATCTCTTGAAGCGTTCTCTCAGAATTGTTCTCACCATCTCCTCTAAAGGAGATAACAGAACATTTGTCCAATAATCTACAATAGCTACAAGTCGATGCTTATTTAAGGAATCTGGCACTAATGTCAGCTTTCCTAGCTGGGTATCGATATGGTCTACGGGCTCTTTAGAGAGCTCAACCATGTAGTTATAGAGTTCACTGTTACCAGTATTGGTACAGTATAACTCTAATGATTTGCAAAGTGTTTTATTATTTATCAACATCTTGGCTTCTTCAACTGATGAAGCTAATGTTACCTGTTGGTTAGGACCTTTGGTCATCCTCATACGAGGAATTGCCGGAGGTATCTCTTGTTGTTCATCCCTTAACAGAAGTTTGTGATTTCGTACGAAATCACGATAACCTTTAAGAAACGATTCGAACTCTTTGACGTCACCCTCAAAAGGGGTTACCACAGGAGAAAGATCAAGCTCAGGGATCATTTCTGAGAGTCTTGGAAGACTCAGGATTGTGATCAAGGCCTGGTAGGCCTGGATCCAACCTTCCCGACGGGCATGGATGTGTTCGACTAGAGGCAGTAATGCCTCGAGTTTAACAGGCAGAGGGACAGAACCTTTTATTGTAGCCACCCATTCGAGTGGCTCAGGGTTCCTATTTTCTGCCAATAAAACAACTTGTAGAGCCATGTTCTTTCATTTCTTAGAACCACCAGTAATTCCATGGTGATCTATTAAATGTTCATAACATGACTTTATAGTCTTCAGGAATAATATTAGCATATCGTCTGTGATATGCCCAGGAAGTTTGATTGATTTTAAGACAAACAAGTATGTATCGAGAAACCCACCACTTTCTAAATTTGGAAGTTGATGAGCACTCTTTACATCCTTGGTCCCTTTGCTCCCACAGGAAGATGAAGACTTATAAAGTTTATCACCTTTCCTTGGGGTTCTGGACAGGGCCCGTTCTAATTTAGAACGGTCTGAAGGACTTATACTTTTAATTTTATTTAAAATTTTAAGTAGGTTCATGAAG